TAGGATAATAATGTGTAGAAACACCTGAATCAATAGCACAGGTCATTCCTAATCCAGTAAAGATTACAACGCTTGATTTACCAGTTGCATTAAATCCATGAGCACTAGTTGTTGTAACTGTCATAATACCAGTGGTACTGGTGTATGCAGCGGTTGAAATTGAAAGTGGAGGAGCATACTCACATGTCATTGCAATTCCCGAAAGAATAACATCTTCACCTCTTTCTAACTTATGAGGCAAGAAAGTAGTAATTGTTGCTAATCCAGATGCTCCACTATACTCAATATTTGTAAGTATTTGAGGTTTGTAGAATACTTGTGGATTAGTAATTGCTATTCCAGTAATTCCACCATTAACAATTTGTGCAGTACCAATTCCAGTGTAATTTGCGGCATACAAACTGGATGTTTGAATAGCAACATTAACAGTTGGTTGAATATCAAGTCTATAACCAGATCCACTTGTTCCAATACCAATGGCTGAAATGGTTCCTGCAACAGAAACTACAGCGGTTCCACCTGCCGCAACAAGAGGTTGTAAACCAAATCCTTCAGTAGATCCAACAGAAACAATTACTCCACCAACAGGAACATTAGCATTATTAGGATCATAGGTAGCAGAAGATGCAGTTCCTGTAAAGAATATACTAGAAATTCCAGCACTTTCTTTCATCTCATAATCTTCTACTTCACTTTGAACACCCTGCGGTCCTTGGAATATACCATTAACTAAGACAACAGCATTACTTGTAGAGAATCCTGTTGCATTAGATCCTCCATCTTTTTTCAGAGTAAAGGTTTTAGCAATTCCGGTAAATTGGTTAGAAATATCATCAAAGATAATATTATTAGCATAAGTCTCTGCAATAGTACCAGTGACTCCACTCCTCATAAAGGTTCTACCTTGGAAAGTAGAATGAGTGGATATTCCTACCCAATCCCTATCATCTGGTGCATTAGTAGTTGAGGAGATAGGATCAGGTCCATAAGGTGCTTCAACAAAATGAATTTTATTTTCACGAATATTATAATTACCCTCATAGATCTGAATCATATCTCCAGAACTATGAGTAGAAAGACCAGTTCCCATCCATGGTCTCTTAACTAATACTACGTTTGTGCTTCCTAAACCAACAGTATTAATTTTCATAATTTCTTCATTAATCTTTATCAGATCTCCACTGAAGAATGATGTTATTCCACTAAAGGTTAATTTTTCATCTAAAAGAGTTAAATCTTTTGCAAGAGTCGTAGTAACTGATCCACCAACAATAGGTGACTGGAAGAAGTTGTCAATTGCTACTATTGCTTTAGCATTTTGATTAGTAGATGTAAAGGAGTGAGAAGTTCCAATACCAACAGCACTAATATCAAATACTACAGGAGTTTGTAGTAAAGCTTTCTCTGCACTAGCGGCAAATTGTAGAGTGCTATCATTACTCTTAACTGCATATACTGTAGAAGGTAATTTAGTAGTTACTCCAATACCAGGAACAGTGCTAGAAGCAATACTAATTGCTTGAGTAGTTCCAGATCCTGCATAAGAATACTCAAGTTTTTCTCCAGTTACAAAGTAATGATCAGGAATAGTAACAGTATCTGCAGAAACACTAACTAAGGAGGTATCACTTGCATCAACAAATCTCTGGAAGATTGGTCTCTCGTTATGAAGTAAACCAAATGTTCTCTTAATATCACTCTCTGTTCCGTAATATTCTCCATAACTGGAATTAATTACTGCATTATTGAAATCAATAGAACTGTTATTAATGCTTGATTTAACAAGACTCAAAACATTTTGGAAGACTCTTACCTGAACCTTAATATTATGATTAGGAATAAAGGTTAAATGCTTTCTATCAGAACCATCAATATTTGCACCTATCGTTCCTAAACCAGTTGTATGTAATTGAACATTACCATATTCAGTTAAGGTATTATAATCATCGTCATCACATGCAACAACCTCACACATTTCATAACGCTTATTAGTTGTATCTTCTAATTGAACAACATAATATGCACCATGAGAATCTGCATGATATTCAGCAATAGTGTTTATTCCAGGAGTTCCTGAAGCAGCAATTGAAGTATACCAGGAATCCAGAAGACCTGTGCTTAATTCTTCTGCAGTTCCAACTCCAGTAGCACCAGAAGTGCTGCTGGCAATAGAAACACTAAGAGCATTAATACTATGTCCCACTCCAAGAGCAGAATCTGGTGTAAAGTCAATTTTAATTCTTGATCCTTCAAGGTAAGAATAATAAGTTCCCAAACCACCAATATTATAAGGAGTCAAATTATTATCTGCTAATTGACCATACTCAACCATATCAACAGTTGATCCATCATGAATAAGATTTAATTCATCAAATTCAAAATAAGAATCATCATTTGCTCCAATTTCTACTATAACCTTAGCAGAACGATATGTAGAAGCAATTCCTACAATTGTTGTTGCCGAACTTGATCCACTAGCAATTTCAGTGTGATGAGAATTGATTTGAACAATACTTCCACAAGATGTGCTGCCTATTCCTGAATTATTACTCTTAAGATCATGAGAAATAAATGTAACATCATAATCATTAACTGAATACTTAATTGGATAGAACTGAAGTTGTCCTTTAGTTCCACTTATACTCCAATCAAATGAACCCAAATCAGGATGAGTTTCTACTCTTCCATACTGATTAAGATATCCATTAACTCCATCGTGCAATAAAGATACAACAAGAACTTGTCTTTCTTGGGTATATCTTTTATCTCTTACATAGGTGAAAAATTTCCTGCTTCTTGCTGCAGTTAATTCATTATTGTCAACCACAGCAAATCTTGTTGCTCTTGGTTGGTGATTAAATTTACCACTAAAATCATCTATTGTAAGAACTCTATTTCCTTTGGATTCTGAATAATCACTTAATACTCTATTTTCAAAAACTATTTCATTAGATACTAATCCATCATTTATCCTAACTGCTTCTTCTGAAGCAAGATCAAAAGTATAAACACAATTCAGATTTCCCTTACCAAACATATCAACAGTAACATCAGCAGTACTGGTTTCAGCAAATCCTACATTTGGATTATCTGGTTTACTCTCGATAATTAAATCAGAAAACTTCAAGAATCCAGCAGTGTGATTTAAAGCACTAACTGGCTCATTCCAAGTTTGATAAGGAACTTCAGATTTCAAAGCATAAGAGAAATACTGATAATAACTGTTATCAGGCATTCTTTGAACATTATTATTCAGCATTCCTGTATCATATATCCATCCCTTATTAACTGATGAATAGGGTCCTAATTTAATATAAGAATCAAAATCAATTTTACTATTAATAACTCCTTTCGTAGATGAAGTTTGACCACTAAGAATTTCTCCAATTTCAAGTTCACTATTAGTTGAAACTTTAAGAGTTTCAATCTTATTATTCCAACTTTCAACTATTCCTTCTTTGTCACCAGTAGCAACAGTTTCTCCCATCAAGAAATCATTAATTTTTAATTTAATATCAAATATAGGAAATTCTTTTTCAGGAATTACTCTACCAAATGAAGTGTTAGGATCATAATAACCAGGATATGCTCCACCCTCCAAAACACTAGACATGTCATAAACAAGAGATCCTGTATTACCACCTAAAGCAGTATTAACCTCAGTTATTGGGAATAACTTATAATTATATGCTGCTGAATTATATCCCTTTGCAGTAGATCCTACTCCAACACTTGTATTTTCAATTAAAACATTATCACCAACAGCGAATGGGAATAGATCACTAAATCCTGTATTAAACCCTACTGTTACTCTCTTAGTAGAAGAATTATAGGTAATAGTGTTTATACCCACTCCATTAGAATTATGAATAGGGATAATAGTTGGAAGAACATTATACATTCCATAAGTGTTCTTAACTATTCTAACTTCAGGATTTCCAATTTGATATTCAAGAATTACATCATTAATTTGTTCTCCAGTATATCCATCCAATACAACTAAACTAGGATCAGTTATATAATTCTTACCTGCAGATGAAATTCCAATACTCTTGAATGAAGTAAGAGGCTCAATTCTAAGAATTTCTGGAAGATTTAAAGAAGGACTTAAAGTAAAATCACTAGGATAGTCAAATCCAATATTTTCAATAGTAGTCTTCTCAATTTTTCCAATAGATTGACTTTGAATTTCTATTATTGCATTTTTTCCATAAGTAGAAGAAATGGTTGTAATTCCAGGAGTAAATTGATATTTTCTTCCTGCATTTAAAACTTCAATTTCATTAATACCACCATGAGCACTAGATGATTTGGTAGTATAAGAAACGCTTGCAGTAGAACTATTATAAGAAATAGATTCAGGATAATGCTCTATATTGTAAACAAATGAAGTTGTTCCTACCCCTACTATTGTCTGCGAACCATTATACTTACTATCAATTAAATTAATTTGATTATTATTAAATACATCTGTATCAACAATAATTTCTTTTTTAACATCTGCAATTAGATCTTCATTAACAACATCTAATTTGTAATAAAAATTCTCTGGAACATTATCATTTAAGAAGATGGTTACTTTAGCAGATCCTTCAATACCTACTTCACCACTTTCAACAACTTCAAAATTAGTAGAAGTTGCAGTAGATTCAAACTTATACTTATATTGAGAATCTTTATAGAAATTAAGTGCAAAAGCAGAATAGGTTGAAAATCCTACTTTAGATGCCAATGAAGAATCTGACATATCAAATTCAACAATTTTATTTTTATAAAGATCAAGTTGAGGATTAATAAGTGATATTGTTCCTGCACTTGCACTAGTAATGTCAATATAATTTGGAATATTCAAACTCAGATTATATCTACTTGAACATAATCTAATTTTGTCTTTAGTGTAATAAAGAACATAATAAATCTTTTCGCTGGTTAATCCACCAGAAGCAGTAGCTGCTGTATAGATTACTTTGTCACCCGTAGATAAATTATGGTTTTCAAGAGAAATAGTATCTAAAGTTGTATCTACATCCCCGGCAACCCAAGTTAATGATCTAAATGTAGATCTTCTATTAGAATTATTATATTTGACTGTTATAGTCTCAGTATCTTTAGGAACTGCCTTAAATTGAACTTCATCACCTAGACTTAATCCATGAGTAGCAGCAGTAGAAACCGTAACAATATTTTGACCAACCTCTCCACTAATTACAGTTCTCTTAGTTTTTAAACTATGATAATCACCAGTACCAAAGTTTCTAAAGAATAAAAGACCATCATTAGTTGTTGATCCAATACCAACATAAGTTCCTGTAGTTCCTAATCCTACTTTAACTGTAGATACCCCAACAAAATTAGGTGCAATATTAGCAACATATAAATCTTGAGTTTGAGGTAATGCAAATTTAGTTCCATTTAATAGAACACTAATTTCCGTTCCTCCATGAGAAGAATAAGTAACTTTTTCACCAGTCTTAAGACCATGATTAGGGAGATAAATTTGTTGATAAGGAACAAATACTTGAGTTGCTCCTAACCCAGGCATTGAGAATACTGCAGTAGATCCCAATCCTGCTATAGCAGAAGTTCCTACACCAACTGACTCATTAGGATCAAAATAAATTTCTCTATTAACATTATAACTATAATCCGTTTTAAATCCAGTATTGATTGTAAATTTACGAGGATTCTCTCTAAGAATTGTAGATGCACTATATGCAAAACCTACAGTTCCATCAACTGCTCTTAGAACTCTAATTCTCTTTCCAACTTGATCAATATTAAGAACTTTGACCTTTTCAGTATTTCCTATTCCTAGAATATCATTTTCTCTAATGTAAGGAAAGTCTAGGAATCCAGTAGTATAGAAAAATGTAGTTAATCCCGTTACATTAGTGCTTCCTATCCCTAGTGTAGTAACGAAGTTATCAGTGCGTATACCTAGCGTATATGACCCCTCAAGGTGTGCAAAGTAGGTGCTTAGACCAGAAACACTAATCGTCTCACCATTCTTTAATCCATGAGGAGATGTAGTAAATCCAACAACTTTTCCTACTCCCTCACTAGTAGTAAATTCAACCTCAGAATAAGAAGTAGTAGCAACACTTACTGAAGAAATACCAGGACTATAAAGACTCTTTACTTTAGCTGCTGCATTAGTTCCATTAGTTAAAGCATTGTCAAATAGAACTCTATCATTTACCCTATAATTAGTTCCACCAGTCAGAATTCCAATAGTTTGAACTCCACCCTCAGAAGCAAAATCAATATTAACTGGTTGTTCCCTAACAGAATCAGGATCGAATACAAAATTATAAGAACTGTTAGAAGACTTGAATCTATAATCAAGAGTATTTCTGAACCAATTTGAATTATTTAAATCATACTCTTCTTGATTAAAATCATTACTATAATTTAAAGTATTTGGTTCTGAATAAAAACTAGTTCCAATAACATAAGGATAGGTTGGTTTATAGAATCCATCAAAAGCACCAGCAGTTTGTTGAGATGAATTATCAATAGTTGTAAAATATGCATAAACACCATTTGGATATTCTGGGGTTACTCCAAATCTACCATTATGTTCATCAAGATCTCCACTATTTTTAAAATCATAATCTTCATTAAAAAATCCTTGAGGAAAATTAATCAGAGGTGGTCTATTAGTTTTAGAAACTAATTCATATCCAGTTTCTAATGCTTTAGCTACTCCGCCTGTAGGAGAAGTATATCCATAAGGTCCATAAATTGGATTGCCATCATATGCCCATCCCAGAATAGGAGAGTGATATGAAGAAGGTTGTTCTTTACCTTGGAATATCTCTAAATCTTCTTTACCATATTGTATTTCATTAGCAGAATTTCTGACAAATACAGATTCCCTTAGTTTTCTAGGGGAATACATATGACAATATTCTAGTCCAAAGTCATCTCTATCAGAAGTAGAAATAACTCCATCATCTGCAGTAAATGTATTAATATATTTTTCAAATAAATTAATAGTCCATTTTTGAGTATTAGATCTTAATCTTGCATCCGATCCAGCAGGAGTTATAGTAAGAGTAGTATTATCTTCATATCCCACTCCACCATTCAATACCTTTACTTCCTTAAGAACACCATTTTCAACAACTGGTGTAAGCTTTGCATAATTACCTGTTCCGTTAATAGTTAAATCTGGTGGAGTATTGTAACCAGATCCAGATACAGTAACTAGAACTTCTTGAATTCTACCATTACTGACAATAACCATCACTTCTGCATTTTTACCACTTCTAAATTCAAATTGTGGTTGTCTATCATAATTGATAATAGAATCTGAACCATATGAACTTCCATTATCAGTTAAATTAATAGAATCTATCTCTCCCCTAAAAATAGGTTGTATTTGAGCAGAAAAATCTTGATTAGATAAAGTAGAGACACCGATATTACCTGTAATTTTTACAGAAATAGCAGGATAATTAAATGTGTGAACTCCAGTGCCAGTTGACACTAAATCAAGGTATTGATCACTATTAAGATATTCATTTCTTGCAGTAGTTCCTAATCCAACTGAAGCAAGTTTAAAGGAATCATTAGTTATCTTTTTAACAAGATACTTGGAAGATGAAGTAAGACCTACAATTGCAGTAGCATTGGCATTATAAGTAATTTCTTCTCCAGTTAAATATCCATGATTCTGTATATTAATCGTATTAAGAGCCGTATTAATACCAGATATTGAAGTGGTTTTCTCTTTATTCTGATATCCCTCACCAGAATTAGTTACAACAATATCAGAAATTATATCTTTCTTCTCTGCTGATTTAAATTGCTGCTTTCCAACTCCATATCCTGTAATAGAAACAGTGTTTATTCCTGAGATAGCATCCTCTTCCGTTAGATGAAGACGAATGGTTTGAGCATCAACTACCCCTACACGATAAGAAGCATCGGTTGTAAGACCTGTTAGAGCAGTTTGTTTATCCGTTTGATAGATAACCCTTTCATAATCTCTAAACTTATGATAAGTAGAGAATCCAATTAAACTAGTACTTGAACTTCCTACCTGAATGAATACATTGCCACTACTTCCATTATTAGTAGAATCAAAAGAAACAACATGTTCTACAGATCTTAAATTAATTTCTGCTGCAGCATCTTTACCATTTCCACCTGTAATAGTAATAAAAGGTTTATCAACATAATCAAATCCAGAATCAATAATCTCTATTCTTTTGAGAGATCCTTTTACAGCACAACTTCCAGTTGCTCCACTTCCAACAGCATCTGTAATTTCTAAACTAGGAGGAGTAATAATATCATATCCAGATCCAGGTGCTTCTACTTCAATATTTTCAATAGTTCCATAAAATACAGTCTCTGAAGATTGATAATTTAAAACTTCAACACCATTAATGAGAATTCCAGTTTTACCTGGTTCTGTTGGGTAGTTTCCACTCTTATTAACAGGATCTTTTATTTCTTTTAAAATATTTTGTGCAAGTATTTCTTTCCGAGCAAAATTATAATCTTCAAGAGTATTAGAAGTTACTATCCCAGATACAGAAATAAAATCCCCATTAAAAATATTAGCTTGACTCTTTGCTAAACTTAATTGTGTAGAACTTACTCTTTTAACCCAATAAAGACCTTCATCTAATTCAGGAAACTTACTAGTTGCCGTAGTAACTCCAGCAAATCCATCACTGTCTACAAAACTACTTGTCGTTGTATATGGTGTATAATAGACACTATCACCAGTATAAAAACCATGATCATCTGGTGCATTAGGATCATTAGCAACAACATCTAATACCGTTCCACTATAACTTCCAGTAAGAGTAACTTTTCTACTATAAGGATTGATAAACTGATTATCATAGAAAGGTAAAGAGGGTGAAGCAACTAAAACATCATTTGAGAAATTAGTATAAGTATTCTGAACATTAGCATTATACTTATTGATTTGCTCATATACAGACGATTCTACCTTTCTTAGTCTTCTCTCAATACTATAATCATTAGCAGCATTTAATGCACCTTGTCCTCTAATAGACAACTTATTAGCACCATTAACTGATGTAACTTCACAGTCATATAATCTTATCGCATCTCCACCGGTTTCTCCGGTTTCTGTTAATTTACCAGTATCTCCTGCTTTAAAATTATGCTTATCAAAAGTGGTTATTTCATATGTAAAATTAGAAGCATTCTTTAAAGTAAAATCACTAATTTTAAAACTATTACAAACATTTCCAATCCAATTATCTCTTCTAGTTGTAGAAGAAGATATACCTAAACCTTTAATTCTTGCTGTATCATTCTTAGAGAACAAATAAGTTTTTTCTGGAATTTTTACTTCATCTAGAACAGATCCAATTCTTACGGTAATAGGATTATCTGTTCCTATTCCAGAGTAACCATAAGCATGTGCATTTAATCTAATTTCTGCAGCTGTACCAATACCACTTACAATAGTAGTGCTTGCAATTCCAAAAAATTGTGTTACTGATTTAGATGCATAAGATGCTATTCCTGCGGTTCCACTATCATAAGTAAATGCAAGTTCTCCTGACTGGGCAAATCCAACAGTAGAATCAACATCAATTACAGTAGATCCACTAGAAACTGGATGTGTTATTAGAGATTTAGGGTGAACTGAAAAATCCCCATAAACAGTTCCTTCTAAAATAAGATCTTTATTATAATCAGCATCAAAACTAAGCTTATAATATTCTGTATTACCAATAGAAATCTTTTCTACATCAGTAATAGATGCATATGCTTCTGTAATTCCATATTCTTCATTTTCATTTTGATATAATGTATTGTTTAAAAGGTCTAAGGGATTACCAGAAATTCTTTCAACTACTACATCTTTAGTTCTTCTCCAACCAGCATCAGAAGGTCTAAAAAGAAAATCTCTTGGTTTAACAACTTCTACAGATTTTCCATATAAAGAACCAAATAATATTTCAAATGATTTATCAGTTCCTTTGGAACTATAGAAATCCTCAGATTGTTTAATAAAAAGATTTTGATTTAAATCAGAATCTAACTCTCTTTCTGCAAATCCCGGTATAAATTGTCTTTTTAATTTAACTAAAAATTCATCTAAGAAAAGACCACTTAAATTATGAACAATCGGACCTACAGGAAGATCTGCCAATCCAGTTTCTACTTTATGCTGTGCAGCAACAGAAGTAGAGAAAACAAGTTCTTCAGGATGATTGGTTTTTGAATATGAAGTTACACCACTAAACCCTCTTACACATCCTTCAAAGGTTCTATCAGTTTTACTAGTATATGTTATTATTTCATCATTAATTTTTATAATTCCATATCTATCAGGAAATCCTTTTGTTCCTGTTAAAATATTACCATCTGGATCTGTAGAAGTGCTTACATTAATAGTGGTATCAGTATATCCAACATTTTTCGATAAGATACAACTATCTACTGATTTAAATATTTCATCAAGTTTAATATAGTTGTCAAGATTTTGTATTATATCAGTTGTTCCACTAGGATATTCTTGAGAGATATAATATTGCTTTAAAAAATCCACCAAAAGCGGATTATCCTCTGCAACAAAGTCAGGCAGCTGATTTTCAACAATAGATTGAATTTTAACTCTAGTTTCTGACATATCTTATCTTACAAAGACTCCGTTTGAATAACTTGACGATACTTGATGAGAAGTTCCTGCTAATTCAGCACCAGAGGAAATATCATCTTCCCATGCGGTAACTATTGCATTACTAGTATCTAGTTGCAAATAAAGATCCTGTAATCCAATAACATCATTGGAATATGGAACTGCTTCTATCTCAATAAGTGGGGTTCCTCTATTAACTTGTGTAGAAATAATATTAATAGGATTTAATTTGATTTCACCCTTTATATAATCAATAGAACCAACATTTCTTCTTACAATTCGAGGTTGAGTAGGAGAATCTAACTTAAAGAGGTTAATACTTCCAGTTTTAAGATCAGAATCTGGAACATCACTTAAATAAACATTTCCAGTTAAACCACTAACAGTAAATGCTGATGATTTAATATTATATCCCATATTATTAGAAATATGGAATCTATTACCATAACAAATCTCATATTCAGCAAAAGCATTTAAAATTGCTCTTAAATCCCTTCTTATAGTTACTGTAGTAATATTAGAAGTAATAGACTGATGACTTTCATCAATTATAGTACCAAATTGACTATATTTGAATCTTGCACCAAATTTATTTAATTCAGTTGAATCTGCATATGTATTAATGTTAGAAATAACTGCAGTTTTAACAGTATTTGTAGAAGGTGCTAAATTTGGGTTATAATAAACGTTAGAATTGGTTTGAACGTAAAGATATTTCAAATCTACAATTTCAGTTACAATTCCAGCAACATTATACTTATTCAATTCTCTTGAAATGTTATCTTTAATCAAATTTGACAAATAACGGTCATTATTGGGTTTTATACTAATAAAGACCTTTCCAAATTGTGGAGGAGTTAAAGTTTCACCTCCATAAGCAGAAACAGACTCAGTTTCAGGATAAATGGATGGAATTAGTGCTTCATAGTCAGATGCTGTGACTGCTCTGTTTCTAGAAGCATAAATTCTAGTTCCATACTTTTTAATTGACTCTACAGTCTCAATAGCAGCACCAGAATGGGATGATTCAGTAACAGTAATTAAAGAAATACCACTTGTGACTGCTCTATCTGATTCATCTTGCAAAGTTCCGGCAAAATTCATAGCAGAAATGTTATTTGCTTCTGCACCGTTAGTTACAGTATAAGAAGCAGTGATATATTCGGGTTCTTTGAGTTTTTTACCAAAAATACCGTCTCCAAAAATCAATTCATAGTTTTCATCTTCAATTTCTTGTAAATAAAAGACTGTTGAGTCACTTTTCACATCAAAAAGACTATCTGCAAAATTATAAGTCACTGTAGCAGTAGCACTAGAGTTAGATCTTACATTTACCTTCAATAAACTAGTGTCAATTCCACTATTATCTAAAATAAACCGTTGATTTGGGGTTAATGAGCTAACAGTGAAGTTTTGAGTGATTAAACTACCCTCATAAACTGTAATATCTGTAAATTCTGCGATATTATCAGTTACAGGAGCAGTAATATCCTCAGGAATGATAAAAGTATAACTTTGTGCTCCAAAAGGATTGGTTGTAGCAACTACTCCTGCTTTTAAAATGAGTGAAGAGGGCGCATTAGTGAAATTACTGGTATCAACGAAGAAAGATATCTTTGCTCTGGATGATTTTCTTGATCTTGGAACATATCCAACGTTTCTAGCAAGTGAAACAACGTTTTCTCTTAATGTTGCACTATCAATAAACACCTCATTAGTTACCATGTTGGTATTATATGAGGTAATATACGTATTATACGCTAAAACATCAACAATTGTGGAAAGATTGGATCCTTCAAAGTCATAATCAGTAAAATTTGAGTTAGATCTCAAATAATCCTTAATTGATGTCTTTATTTGATCAAAATCTAGATCTGCGAAATTTACTAATGCCATTATCGTGTTGGTTGTAATGCAAATTCTAACTGTTGAGGTAATAAATCAATTCCAACAATGTCATAATTAAGAGTTACGTTAAATTCTCCGTTATCATAGTTTGGAGAGACGTTAACATCAGTCAATATTACCCTTGGCTCAAAATTTTCAATGGTTATTTTAATTTGATCACTAACTTCTGATGCAGTTAACTCATCTATGTTCTCAAAAAGGAGTCCTGTAACCTCAGAACCCAAAAGAGGGTTAAAAAATCGTTCTCCAGGTTGAGTTAAAATCAAATTTCTAATAGAACGAGCAATTGCTGTCTCATTTTTAATCGCAATAAGGTCTTCATTCAAGGGATTTACCTTAAAAGAGGAACTTATATCTTTAAAAGATTGGCTTATCCGTTCTACCGGCATAAGAATACAAAAATACTATGATTATTGAGTTATTTATTACAGTAAATTAACTAAAATTCTGCTAAAATTTGTGTATCTACGTCATAATCAAGACCATCATCTTCAAAATCATTATTTTGACGCTCATAAAGGTCATTTTGCACTGTAGTATCTCGTTTTTTAGGTGTTATATCGTCATTTGCAATTTCACGAAGCATTTTTTGGTGTTGATCATTGCCCAAATTGTCTAAAAAATCGTTCATTGTGATTGAATTTTGCGTCATATCTATTTACACATGAAAAAAGGGCGAAAATCGCCCTTTAGAGTATTTTAACCTTGACCTCGTGACCTCTTTTTCTTTTTATTACGAGAGGAAGCAGCATACTTAGTATGTTTTCCATCTCCTTGACGAGTTTTTTTCGGGGTGGATTCTACGAAGGTACTGGAACCCCAGGCTCCTTGTTTGATTTTAACTGCCATAATTCAATGAGGGTCGAAAAATTTAATGTAAAGGGCAAATCCGCATATTGATAGAACTACGAGAAGCCCGAGGAACGAAGCAATTTGCATAATAAAGAACATAATCTAAATTACACGAGTTTTTTCGTGACCTACACGTATACGAGGATCGCACCAGATGTCAAATCCTTCTTCTTTTGCATCTAAACAGAACGATACGTCTTCTCCACACATATCCTGAACCTTACCAGATTCAAAGACTTGCATCTTAGGAGCAAACCAAGGATATGTAAGGGTCTCAAATACACCCTTCTTAATCATTACCCAACCGAATCCAGTATAGTCTACTGTAAAAGGTTGCTTACGCTTACCCATTGATTCTACAGTCTCATGATTCATTACTCCACCGTTCTTGCGGAAGTCATCTTCCTCTAACCAGTGAGCTACTGAGGTTGTAGATCCATCTTCAGTGGCATACCACCCAGCAGTAACACCTCTCTCTTCACCTTCTGCAGGAACTGCTAAATCACAAAGTTGCCAGAACTTCTCTGTGTTAAAGACAATATCCGAGTCAATCCAAAGTTGATAATCATATTCTAGTTTACCATCCCATGGAACTTGCTTAGGTCCTCTAAGAACATTGGCTCCTAAGCACTTACAACGTGCAAAGTTAACCATGGATGAATAATCCTGTGAAATTTGGATAGACATTCCATTCTGAACCATGTCAAAGCATAACTGCACAAAGTTCTTCAGAAAAATGAATGAACATCCACGACCAGGAAGACAGAATACAATTGTCTTTCCTTTCATTCTTGCTTTAATAGCATCAATATCCCAATCTGGTTTTTTAACTTTGGGAGTATTGGCTTTAACTGTGAATCCTTTTGCCATAATTGTTTAATACCTTCAATTCAATTATACAGTGTATCTATCTAGTTGTCAACAAAAATTAAACCATCCCGTAGCAATGTATTTTACACCCCTATTTGGTGTAATACCCGAATGCATATGTGTCCAAAATGCAGGCCATAATACTAATCTTCCCATTCTTGCTTTTATATCCCTCTTTGGATGATAAAATCTAGTTCCACATTTTGCATTATTAAGATATATCATCCATACTAACATCCTTCTAGTAACTAAAGGATTATTACCATTATGTTCACAATGAATATTATGATATCCTTCACCCTCTTTATATCTTTGAATATTATATGAATCAAAAATTCTCCAAGAATCAATTCTATCTAATGCTGGATACTTCTTTATATACTTCTCTATTCCTATTGATATCTTAGGTCCTATTATTTGTGTAGGATAATCATTATTTAAAACTACTAACTCTAGTTCAGTGCTATCCTTAACTTTTTTATCAATAATACCTCTACCATTACTTCCTACTTGACCTTTCTTTTTTTGCTCTGAGTTCTCAAAGTATTCTATGATATTCTTACAATCATTCTTATCAAGTATATTATCATATATCTCAATGTGCATCTAATATGAATCTCCTCCTTCAGGTTCTTTCCAATTACCAGTAATAACTCCCCCAATACCTGGTGGGAGTTTTTCATATGATAAGTCTTCTAACTTATAATCAGTTTTCATTAAACCAACTATATGCTGTAAATCATTCCATGTTATTTTGAATTCTTCTTCTGTTAGACTATTATATAAACATCTATCTTTTGCATATATGTGATAAATGGTTTCTTGCACAACTCCAATGGGCGATTTTTAATATTTAGAAAAAAGTAATAAAAGGGGTTTTGGGTCTGGGAATTTTTTTGCGATTTTTATATATACATCTCGATTTGTCACCTCTGTAGGTTAGGAAGGTTCCTTTTTTTAAGCCGAGGGCAACGCGGCGCCGGTAGGTAACAACAACGCCGCCCTAACTGCCGAATACGAATATAACAAACACTGTCCAATTCGTGTTCGTTAAATGTTATAAACTGTTTATCTCTTAAATGTACATAACCATCATAACATAAAAAGGGCAGAGTGTCAATAACTCCGCCCTAATATGCTATTCAATTGTTAACATTTAGAGAACGTCAGATCTTGCCTCTAAAATATCATCGAGAACGGCAAGGATTTCATTGCCATTGTTTGCATTATCTAGCAAGAATTCAGCGAAGTTTCTTGATACAAACTGTTCTACACTGTTTGACATTTTACGATGAACGCATGGTTACACTATAGGGTCACTTTATACGTCCCCCCTTAATACTAACCACTGACAGATTACGCACTGATTGTTTATAACCAACTCAGGTGATCTGATAGGTCTTCAGTAACACTTTCTACGGATTCATTTGGCTCTAATTGTAATACTTTGCGCCAGTCAATTTGCCTTGGATTAAACTCATCTTCAACTGTAATATCTAACGTTATTCTATACCTTTGCTGTGTACGGTTGTAGTAAGAAACTGTCATCAGATTAGGGAGGATAAGTGTTACTAATAGTATTATAATATCACTGTGTATTGTTGTCAATATGTGTCAGTTATTTATGTGTCTTTACTGTTATAAACCGAACCTAAACTATCGGTTCTAGTTTATACTGAACTGGTTTGGTATTATACTACAAAATGTTACCGAGGGTCTTGTATTTTCGCTCGCTTCGTGTTATACTACGCTCGCTAAGATAACAACGTCTGAGCACATTTAAGACAACAAATAACTCACTAATTAACAGATAGTAAACACACAGTTCTTCTTACTTATCCCCATGATTTCCACACTAATTAACACCTTTTTCAACAACATTGTGGAAAAGGTATAAACAACAGGGTTCTATTTATATGACCATTTATAAACGTTTTTTAACCTATTTTACCCCAATTCTTTATAGTTTTCCACAGAAATACCCTCTTAATTGTGGAAAACTAAGAGGGTGAGTTAGTGTTAGTTAAGCGTATAATTATATCCTTATAATAGTCTTTTTCATCATCATTTATCCAAGGTGAGTGATACTGAATATAAGCATATTGTAACCACTGTTTATCATTCCAATCTCTCTTTGGTTCCCTTATATATTCCTTTAATGTCATCTATTTGTTCTGCTTCATTATTAGTTTGTGTGACGTATATATCCTTACTATTATACCAAAAATCTTCCCAATCTTTAGGTGAATTAGTAACATCTTCTATCATGCATTTT